GTCATACAGGAAAGCGAAATTAATCGCTTTAACAAAACAAGGGTGTATAGATAATGAGTAACAGAGAGACTATTGCAGTATATTTAATGGACAAACTTACGGAAATTAGGTATGTCAAAAGTATAACCAGAGAACCTAAAAGCGTGGATGAGTTGGCTCGAACATCTTTCCCGCATTTACTAGTAGAGACAGCTGATGAAACTCGTGCTGATTTCCACACTGGTGACAGTGGCTCAAGAACAGCAACTATTGAATTCTTAATCAATATAGTTGTACATGGCGAAGACAGAGACAGTCAGAGGAACTTAATCTTTGAAGCAATCGAAAGAAAGTTAGAAGAGGATAGAACATTTGGCGGTGTACTGTTTAACAGCGGTGTTACAGAAGTATTAACCAGAGAAATAGATAGTGCTGAACCTTACGGCCATGGTGCAATAGTGTTTAGTGCAACATACCACTATGATCGGGCAAAACCTTAAGATACAAGAGTATCTTTGTAATTACAAGGAAACAATAAAATGGCAGCTAATAAAGGCTTAGACGGAATCGTAAAGTTAGATGTAACTAACGGTACGCCTGCAGACATCCTTAATGTAACAAGTTTCACACTAGAAGAAACAACAGAGACAATCGATGTTACATCAATGGATTCAAGTTCAAATGCTCGCGAAGTTCTTCCTACATTCATCTCTTTCACAGGTACTGTTGAGGGATATTGGGATAACAGCGATGCAAAAATGAACCACACTGACAGTGTTGACCCTGTAGTCCGTGCTGGTCAAGAGATCGACTTCGAATTATATCCAGAAGGCGAAGCATCTACTGACCTGTACTACTCAGGCACAGCAATTGTAACAAGTGTATCAAGAACACAATCATTCGACGGTGCGACACAGTTCACACTTAACTTTGATGGTAATGGTCCACTTAATTACGGTAAAGTATCGTAATATAAAATGAAGACACTACGCTCGGCAGCCGCAGTCCAACAGGACATACGCACATTCTTCGAGCGTAGTGTTGAAGTATTGACAATAAATATTAATGATGTAGCAAAGGCACTCACTCCTGTTCGCACTGGGCGAGCAAGAGCTGGCTGGCAGTTACTCAGAAAATTTAAATTGGGCAGTGACAGAAACATTATTGAAAACCGTGTCCCCTATATCGGTATATTAGATGGTGTTGTTCCGGCAAGAGGCGGTAAAAAGCGTGGTCCAATAGTAAAACCTGCCGTTGATAGGGCAGTATACATGACAAGGCGATCAAACAGATGACAAGATTAATTGACAAAGTAGAAACACATTATAACAATGTTTTAGCGAATGGACTACAAGGTCCTATTGAAGTTCCTGAATGGGACGAAAAGATTTGGTGGAAGCCAGCAACTACTATGGCAGAAGAAGCCAAAGTTATTGAGCTAACACAAGCAGGTAAAACAACCGAAGCACTGGTTGTTACCTTGATTCAGAAATCAAAAGATGACAAAGGCGAAGCATTGTTTCACTCTAGTGACAAAGTTAAACTAATGCGTGTAGCAGATCCCAAAGTTATCCTGCGTGTAATCACAGAAATGAATGATATGCAAGCAGAATACGAGGACGCTATAAAAAACTAAGTGAATCCTCGACTGCTATGTTTAGCTACAAGTTGGCATTAGACTTAGGTATGACAGTCGAGGAGTTACACAATCGTATAAATACAAATGAGTTCAAAGGATGGGTAAAGTACTTTGAATATGTAGCCGAACAACAAAGGAGATCTTCAAAGTCGACAGCAAGAGGCGGTCGCAAATAAGGGAGAAGCTGAGTTATGGCTACAACATACGAACTGATAGTAAAAGCAACGGACCGATCAAGCGGTCCGCTTGGTCGTATCAATAAAAGTATAAACAATACAGAAAAAGCAAGCAAGCGGTTAACCGCAAGTATGAAAACTGTTGGGGTTGCTCTTGCAGGCATCTTTACTGGCACTGTTGTAAAAAGTATAGTCAGCACAACAGCAAAGTTTGAAGATTTCCGTGACACACTTAACAGTGTTACAGGTAGTGCAAAAGAAGGCGGAAAAGCCTTTAAAGGTATACAAAGTTTTGCTACAAGAACACAATTTAGTGTTGATGAACTAACAAACGCCTACATCAAATTAGCTGGTGCAGGTATCAAACCCACAGAAAAATTATTAACAACATTTACAGACACAGCAGCGGTCACAACTGATCAGGTTGGTACACTCACAGCCATGAGTGACTTGTTCAGTCGTACACTTAGTGGTGGACTTGGACTGGAAGAACTTAACCGTTTGGCAGACCGTGGTGTACCTGTATTCCGTATACTGGAAGAACAACTGGGCTTAACAAGACTTGAAGTTGGTAAATTTGGTAAAACAACTGAGGGTGCTGAAAAGATCCGTAACGCACTTGTTAAGGGTTTAGATAAATCGTTTGGTGGTGCTACACAAGGTAAACTTGACAACTTATCAACAGCTATGTCAAACTTTGGCATTGCCGTAACACTGGCTGCAAATAAAATAGGTGAAGAGTTCCGTCCACAACTAACTGCTGCAATTAATGATGCAACAAAGTTTATTGAAACAAATGATGCATTGCTTAAATCACTGGGTACAAATTTAGGACAAGCACTGGTAACAACTGGTCAAAGTGTACAATTCTTGGCAAAGAATATTGATACTATTCGTAACGCTGCACTGGCATACATGGGTGTAAGACTACTGGCTAACTTCCAGGGTACAGCGGCGGCTGCTGCCAAATTAAGTGGTGGTAGTGGAAAACTTGGAACAAGACTGGCTAAACTGGGCAGTGCTTTAAGCAAGAGTTCACTGGGTAGAGCAGTATTAATATTTGGTAATTTGGGAACACTCATGGGTAACCTGGGTAAAAAGACACTGGGTCTAATACCAAAATTTGCAAAAGCAGGATTGGCTATCATAAGACATATGGTCAATCCCATGAACTTATTAAAATTAAGATTTTTAGCAACCCTACACCCTGTGGGTAGATTGGCTGTGATGATAGGTACTGTACTGGCTGGTGCAGTCAGCTTTGTCAAAGGCAGTGTAGAGAGAGCCTTGGGTACTGTTGTAACTTTTAGTGAATTTGGAATAGCAGCTTTCCAATTATTGGGAACCACAATACAAAATATTGGTACATACCTAAAACAAACATTCAAAGATGCAACCAGTAGTATAACCAATTGGTTTAGTGGTGTATTTGACGATCTGGGCAGAGGCTTTCAGAAGATGGGCGAACTTGCTAAAAGTGCCGCCAACTTCTTAATGAATGGCTTCTTAGTAGCAGCTGAATTTATTACAGGATTATTTAGAAACTTACCAGGCTTCTTTAGAGGTGCTATGAGAGCCGTTAAAGAACTGGGCATGGAAGCAGTCAATAGTTTAGTTAATGGTTTTGCGGCATTAGGCCCAGCATTAAAACAAGCCATAGAGTTAGACTTTGCAGGTGCTCTTGAAACTGTAAGCAAAGGTTTTGCGGCAGACTTTAGCGGTGCTATCGCAAGAGGTATGGCAGATGCTCCAAGTTTAATTCCGTCAGTAGATGCAGCTGCTATTATGGGAGTGGATCGTGTGGATCAAGTGGTGGACATCTTCACTGATAAAATAAAACCACTGAGAATTGCAATTAACCGTGCAGGTGTAGCAGCGTTTGAGGCTGCAGAAGATGGTATCCGACCACTAACTGATGCACTGGCTGAAAACATACTTAAAAATCGTGAAGCAGAACAAGCAGCAGCACTCAAAGCACACCGTGATATAGAAACTGCACATGCTGCCAGCTTTGCAGCAGATAGTATAGACGAAGTAAACATAAAAACAAAAGAGACAGCTGCAGTATTACCAGATACCACTTCCAAACTTGCACTGTTAGATGCAGCATACAAACAGTTGTTTAAAGATATAAAAGAATCAAATCAAGAATCAGAAATACAAGTATTGCTTATTGCAAGACTAAACAAAGAATTAGCCGCTGGGTTACTTACTATTGACCAAT